GAAAAACCAAGACTCCTACTACCAAACCAGTAACCCCACCTATTACTCCACCTGAAGCTCAGATCATACAAGTCCCATTTACGGACATTGAAGTCCCAATGCCGACTACTACGATCATGACTACAGCAGCAACTACAGCGTTCATCTCTGTAGCTGCCACCCTTGCTGCTACATCACTGTTTAAATACTTAGTGATGCTTATGAAACCCATATTTAAGCAAGCATGGAACAAGCTAACAAAAAAGAAGAAACCAAAGGTTTCCTAGAAAAAGTTAAGGAAAATACTGAGGATGAATTACAGATCCTTGGCACTTTTGTCCGTCTAGGTGTTGTCGTATGGAGTGGTTTTATTATCACTCTTAATTATGTTGACTTGCCTATGATTAAAAAAGGACAAAGTGGTGGTGATATTACTTTTGTAGCTTCTGTCTTTACAGGTGCACTAGCAACTTTTGGACTGACTACATCTAACAGTAAAACGAATCCTAAAACTCCTGATTCTAAAAAGAAAGAAGAATGAAACGTCTTATTTTGTTGATGATGTTAGCTAGCCCAGCTGCTGCTCAAGTAACCCCTAACTTTACGCAAGGTTCAATGCAGTCAACAACAACTACCACCATTGATATTGACCGAACCATTGCTACAAATGTCTACGGTGGTGATTATTCATCATGGTCTGGAACAAACGTAACACCGAGCGGCGACATCGCAGACACCGCTACAACATATTCAGTCACCACCGCTGGCGAGCAATTTCACCGAGAGATTGTAACGAGATCAGCAGGAAAGATTCAAGACAGCCTAGTAACAGAAACAATCGAGCAATCTACTGTTACTACATCCTTATCGGTCTTCTCTCAATAGCACCAGTCTACGCAAACGAAGACCCAACAGTTAAAAATACATCTAGCCCTGTAGCTGCTGCAACAGGCAATGTAACCAATCAGGCGGTGCAATTCCAGAACAATGGAGCACCGTCTAGACAATACTTTGCAGCAAACAGTAGTTGTAATGGAACAACCATGCAGTTCTCGCCCTTTTATATGGGCAACGATACTATTCCTTTCGATAACGAGGGGTATGTACGCAGCAATAACTACGGCGTACAGCTGAACTTTTCTGTTCCACTAGATGGTGGAATGATAGAAACCTGTAAAGCTATCGCCCGCAAGCATGAACAAAAGATGCGTCTTGACTACGAACTTGTTCGTGCTTTAAAATGCACAGAAATTATGAAAAACGGGTTTACCTTTAGACCCGGCAGTCGTGTCGAAGTCCTTTGTCACGACATTGTACCTATTGTTTCCCTTATAAAAAATGATTGAAGCAGCTGTATCGGCTGCTGTTGCAATAATTGCAGCCGGTGCTGCTCTGACAAATCGTCTGTACGGACGAATCACAGAAATGGACCGACGCTTAGACACCTTTGAACTGCGTGTAGCAACTAACTACGTACCAAAGGAAGATTTTACAACAGCAATCCAAAAAATTGAGGATCACATGATTCGCATTGAGACTAAAATTGACAAAATTGTAATGAAAAATGCCTAATAAAAAGAAATGGCCGTCAATTAAAGACGCTAAACCTGCTAAATCTACGCCAGTTAAATATTATCCTGGTCTTGGCATTGCACCCACCATTAAACAAGCAAAATTGCCGGGGCAACGCAAAGGCTACAACGTATGAAAAAGAAAGCTACAGAGGATCAATTTAACGAACTGCATAATCTAGTCACTAAAGAGTTTCTTAGCCGGATTAAGTCCGGTGATGCTACCACCCAAGACCTAAAAGCCGCCTGTGATTGGCTTAAAACCAACGACATTAATGGTGTTGCAATGGAAAGCAGCCCCTTAGCAAAGTTGGCAGCCATTATGCCTGAAGTTGATCCTGAACTTGTACAATCTAGGCTACATGGCCGATGAAAACATCTACGTACTACAAACAAAACCCTGCTGCACGTAAACGCCGCCTAAAACAGCAAGGTGACTACAACAAAACTAAAGAGGGACTCAGGATTCGTACTGCTGCTAACAAGCTAAATAAAAAGCTTGGTACATACGGAAATGGAGACGGTAAAGATGCCTCACACACTGGACCTGGCAAAGGTAAAACAGAAAACGCATCTACTAATCGCCGCCGTCCACGAATGAAGCAACGCTACGCATAGCAGTTCACTGCGCTCACATGACCCCTTTACTTCCAACGCCTGATCACTACTTACAAAACCTATTAACCATGACGTCCTCTGAAGCCAAGCGCCTTTGGAGGCGCAGCATCAAAGAACACTTTGGATGCACATGTGTTTACTGTGGAGAAACCTATGAATTACACGAACTTACTTTGGATCACGTTCACCCTAAAACCTTTGGTGGCGAAGATATTACAAGCAATCTCGTACCTAGCTGCAAACATTGTAATCAGGCAAAAGGAAGTACCAATTGGTTGTCTTGGATGAGACAAACATTTGGAATCAATCGGCTTAGAGAAACTCTTATTTATTCACACATTAAGTAATGGCACGTTACGAAAAGAAAAAACCAAACGATTTTGGTCTTGGAAAAGCTACCAAAAAAGAAAAAGCTGATGCCCAAAAAATTGCTAACATGTCGCAAAGTAAGGCACCAGCAACACCAAAATCTAAATTGTCTGCTGCTATGTACACTTGGGCTAAGACTAATATGTCTAAGCTTAAAAGTCCTACCAAAGCACAAAAAAAGATTTTTGATACCTACAAAGCCATGAAGGCTGCTGGTGACAACCCAGCTAACCCCAAGCCAAAAGCTGTTACTCAAAAAAGTAGCAAACCAACTACACAACCTGCAAAAAAAACACAACCTACTGTAACTGCCCAAACAAAACCACAAGGTTCTGGTGTGCAAGGTAGTTTCCGCAAATCAAATCCACCGTCACCTACTGTTAAAAAACGTGTGTCTGGTTCTGGACGTTCACAGGTGACTAAAGAAGATCCACGTGAGCGGGGTCTGCGGCGCAACCTACGTGAAGCACAAAGTGCAAGAAGAAGACGTGATCAAAAAACAGCGTTTTCTAAACCAAAGATACCTATGAACCCTCCAAAAAATCCTAAAGAAGGTGATATGTATAAAAAACCTTTTGGTAATTTAATGATCTTTAAAAACGGCAAATTTATTCGCAAGTAAATGGCAAAACGTACTTACAATCGTCGCGGTCGTCTAACCGCTAAAACTCCAGTCACTAGCAGCAAGCGCCGCCCACAACGCATCAAAGGTGCACAAACTGCACGTGACACTGGTTCTAAAGATCGTGTGACCCGTGGTCGTGGTGTGACCCGCAACGCCACAGGCGCACCTCGTGGTGCACAAGGCCCGGCAACACCTCCACAGCAAGGCCCTAGCCGACGTGTTAGTGGTTTGATTGGTAGCCGTAACACACCTGCTACTAAAACTACCAGTAATTTACCAAAAGTACCAACACCTGGTGTGAAACTTGGTACTGCAGCTAAGGTTGGCACCCTTATTAATCCTCGGTCTGACTTACCTGCAAAGGTTGTAGCTGCTGCTTCATTGGTGGCTGAAGCACTTGCTAGCCGTAAATCTTCTTCAAAAAAAGGTACTGGCAAACCCATGTCTAGCATGGGCAAAGACTACAAGAAAAAAGAAAAAGAACTTAGTCGTAAAGCTGTTGCTTCTAACTTTGACCGGGCTTTTGCCGCTGCACGTAAAGCTGGTAAAAAAGAATTTACGTGGCGTGGTAAACGCTACAACACCAAAATGAAATAAATGAACAACGTCCTTGAGGCGTTACAGAATGATTTCAAGCTGTTCCTGCAAGCATTGTGGCAGCAGCTTGATCTGCCCTCCCCTACCCGTGCCCAGTATGCAATCGCAGACTATCTTCAACATGGACCTAAACGTCTACAAATACAAGCTTTCCGTGGTGTGGGAAAATCGTGGATTACTGGAGCCTTTGTTCTGTGGACGCTTTTCAATAACCCTGAAAAAAAGATAATGATTATCAGTGCGTCGAAAGAACGTGCTGACAACATGTCTATCTTCCTACAAAAACTAATCATTGAAACACCGTGGTTGGCTTATTTGCGTCCTAAATCTGATGACGCCCGTTGGTCCCGCATATCTTTTGATGTGCTTTGCAGTCCTCACCAAGCTCCGTCTGTTAAATCAGTGGGAATTACTGGTCAACTTACTGGTAGCCGTGCTGACTTAATGATTCTTGATGACATTGAAGTACCAGGTAACTCCATGACCGAACTCATGCGAGAAAAACTACTTCAACTATGTACAGAAGCTGAATCTATCCTTACTCCTAAAGCAGATAGCCGTATTTGTTACCTTGGTACCCCTCAAACATCCTTTACTGTCTATTCTAAGCTAGCTGAGAGGTCCTACAAGCCCTTTATTTGGCCTGCTAGGTACCCTAGGAAGGTTAGCCAGTACGAAGGCCTCTTAGCGCCGCAGCTGGTGGCCGACATAGACAACGGTGCAGAACCGTGGAACGTTACTGACCCTGATCGCTTCGCTGATAATGACCTTATTGAACGTGAAGCAGCTATGGGACGTTCCAATTTCCTTCTCCAGTTTATGCTGGATACATCCCTTAGTGACAGTGAAAAATTCCCCCTTAAAATGGCTGACCTTGTCGTCACTGCCGTTAATCCTACTACCGCTCCTGACTCCGTTATCTGGTGCTCAGACCCAAGAAACGTCATCAAAGAATTACCAACAGTCGGTCTTCCTGGAGATTATTTCTACTCTCCAATGCAACTCCAAGGAGAATGGCATCCTTACGCCGAAACAATCTGCAGTGTTGACCCGTCGGGTCGAGGAACAGATGAAACGGCTGCAGCTTTTATATCCCAACGAAATGGTTTTTTGTACTTGCACCAAATGTGTGCTTACAAGGATGGATACTCAGACAACACACTATTGGACATTCTAAGATACTGTAAAAAGTACAACGTAACTAAACTCGTTATTGAGACTAACTTTGGTGATGGCATCGTAGCTGAGCTGTTTAAAAAACACCTTCAACAAACTAAACAAGCAATAGACGTTGAAGAGGTCCGTGCCAACGTACGCAAAGAAGACCGCATCATTGATGCCCTTGAACCCATTATGAACCAACACAGATTGGTGGTTGACAAAGACGTCATTGATTGGGACTACAAGTCGAACAAAGACGAAGCACCCGAAAAACGTCTTCTTTACATGCTGTTCTACCAGATGTCTCGGATGTGTCGTGAAAAAGGTGCCGTCAAGCATGACGACCGGCTCGATGCACTGGCTCAAGGTGTCAAATACTTCACTGACTGTATGTCTATCTCGGCTCAAGAAGCTGTCAACCAAAGAAAACGTGAAGAATGGAACGACATACTTCGTGCATCTATTGAAGATCCCCAAGGATCAGCTAATCATCTTGTTTTGGGTCTCAATAAAGACCAAAGACAACAAGCTAGACAAACATTCGTTCACAAGTGGACAATTCGCTAAATATATTAGCCATTCTAAGCGCCGCAGGCGCAACCTGACAATCCAGTCATAACCTACTGTCTTAACCTGTCTTATCTTAAGACCTCCCGTATACAGGGAGAGGAGAGAAGGGTGGACTCAATTCTTCCTGTGGCTAGGGACTAGACCGTCTACCGCACCTACGGTGCTAAGTAGACAATCCAGTCCCTTTACTTATTCTAGTAATGTCCGCTTTTTGGACATTGGGTGAATCTTTTAAGTAGATTGGTTAAATAAATAATTAAAGTATACTTTTAATATGTATTTAGAGTAGGGTGAATAGGTTTAAAGCGATCATCGCTTAATGATGATCCTTTTAAAAGGATTCAGTATCCTGGATACTATTAACACTATTAACGGTAAATAGATGGACTTTCAATTAGATGAGGTAAAAAGCATGAAATGTAAGGAATGTGGTGTAGATGTACCGGTAAATATTAATTATCCGATTAATGAGGTTACCTGTCTTAAGTGTTGGGCTAAGAAGAAGGCTCAAGAAAATGACAGAAATTTGTGAAGCCTATCCTCGTGATGGCGTGGCCGCGGTACCCCCCTATACCCCCCCTGTTTGTCCAGTTTGTCCAGTCCAGAACAGGTCCTGGCAGCTGTAAACCCTTGCTATTACTGGTGTTTTGAGGCTTCGCGTACCTGTGTGTAATGCAGATACGCAGAGGGGGAGGGGGTATATCTACACAAAACCGTATCAGATCCGTGCCGTACTCTGCCTCCCTCAATCTCACTCAATCTGTCGCGGCACATAAGCCAGCCTTATCATTAGTGATAAGCAAGACTTATCGTACTGAGGGTTGACACTGGTCAGGGTCAGGGCAATGATGGCTGTAAGCAACCGGACCAAACCAACTCACCTGTGTTGCTCTCCCTCTCATGTATCGCGTCTTTCAATACTTCGGCTGTGATGATGGCTGGTGTCCCGTCACTGAATACGTCGACGTCACCACTGCAGCCCGTCGCCTCCGTCTCCGTCGCTCATGCCGTGGATACATGCATATCTACAGCATCCGCCGTAAGCACTCAGACCGGAACCTAGACCTGCCTGATCTACCCTTTGCATTCTGTGCACAGTGAGAACACTGCTCGCCCTATCTACTGCCCTTGTAGCCCTTGCTATCTGGACAGACTACACAACAGCCCTAAGCTGTGCCAACAACACCGACAAAACCTACCAGGAGTGCAACCGATGACGCTTTACGAACTAAGAGACCGGCGTTTTGTTGGCTCTTCTATTGGTTATTACAAGACAATCACGCTTGAAACCTTTGAAGATCGTGACCTAGCCCGTAAAGAATGCAAGCTACTCAGGCAAAACAATTCTGAATCCTACGCCCACATTGTCACCATTGAATCATGATCACCCGTAAACAGTATCTAGCCTTTCAAGGTAACTCCGAAGAGCGCAGCACTATGCACCAAGCATTTTATGAACAGTTTGCAATTGAGCCTATTGTTTCATACATAGCAGGCAAGTTCAGCCCTGAAGAATTAGTTAAGGCACATCGTGAAGATTCAGCACTTAACACCATTGCACTAAACCGATGGGATGATGCAGCCCGCGTAATCTACCCGTGGATTGACAACGAACTGGTGAAATCTACGGGACAGTTGTGGTCACTTAGTGCCGGTGTTTGTACATGTAAAGCAGCAGCAAACATTTTAATAAGCCGAGCTATTGCTAAACCTGTTGCATAACATTTACCACTAAGTAACATCAACCCGGCAACATTTCAAGCCGGGTATATTTTCTGACCTTCACAATCACATCCCATGGACGCAGCCATGATTCCACTCAAAGGAATGAAACAACGTTGGTCTGTCAAGATCGGCAACGGCACAATGTTTGGTAACACAAAAGCAGAGATCCTGCAACGCTGTGCTGATCGCATTGCGAAAGCAGAGGCAGCAGGTCAAAGCTGGACACTAAACCACGAATGGCACAAAGCCAGGACATCATGGCCGCAAGTTGTAATTGTTTCACGATCTCATGGTGGGATTGTTGAATCATTTGAACACAACGGGTTTAAATTGCATTGGACTGACTCATGTGGTTCTCGTAGTGTTTATTTTTACGGGCGCAAACATGATACAGAGTATGATAATGCAAAAGATATACCACCTGAGGTGTATCAAAAACTTGTTGATTATGTAATGAATGCAAGTGGCAATCAACCACCTGCGATGTTAATTAAGCGAGAAGATCCTGGTCTAGGTATATTTATTCCAGAGATCGATAAAAAAGTTCTCGCGGCTGGCGGTGTGCCTGACGGCTGCATCCCTGCCAAATAATCACAATCACATCCCATGGACGCAATCACACGACTACAACACGCCCGATCAGTCAGTGACGGCACGCACCTCGCTGTCTACGAAATCAAACAAGTGTACGGCAGACCGTTGGCCTATCCAGTCAATGACCAAGCCGAAACATTCCAGGGACTCACATGTAGCAAAACACTACGGCCACATGACATCGCAAAGATTGAATCCCTAGGCTTCACAGTAGTCACGATGCATGGTGAGCGTCTCAAACCTTCAATGATTGGCTGATCGCTCAACAAAAATGAATTTTCACAAATGGTTTGTCAAGTATGCAGGCAAAATTCGCACCACGGGACAAGGTTCAAGTGGACACGTCACGGTCAAAGCTGTGTCAGCAAACCACGCCATAACCCTGGCATTGGTAGAAATACCTAAAACTTTGTCTAGAGTACAGATCACTACTGTACAGCAGCTTGAGTAACGAACGTCTCAACCATTGGTATAACAACCCAAAGGATTACATGAGTAAAGCCAAACAACGTGCACGGCTTGCACTCAAGGACCCATCCATTCCATTAACCACACTTGAACGGAGTTTTTATGATTGTTTCCGAAGAGCTGAAAACAAAGCTAAGGCAATGCAAAAACATGGAAGAAGTCTTAACCACGATCGTCAGTGATTGTTGGTTTGACTGGCAACAGGACGAAGCACTGGAGTGGGTCGATCAACACATCAAACACATTAAGTGTGTAAATGAAATCTGATTACTTCACAGCGACTGGTTTGTGGATTGAGCGCAAACACAACCGTGAGGGACATCCCATCACTTACACAGTTTGGAAACCTCACACCAGCTGTAGTTTTACGGACACTAAGAAAGCACTCAAGTTCATTTCTTGGCCTAAAGGTACACCCACAGGAGATTCACTACGTGATTGGTTTGCTTCATTTGTTGACAAGGACGCTAAGGCTGAACCTGCAACTGTCAACAAAGCTCAGATTGTTGCTGAGGGTTTCGGTCCTGAGGCACATGAAGAACCTAATGAAAACACTAAGATGATCACCTAATCCCGAAGTGTCACAAGACAGTACACAAGGACGTATCTAGTATAGGTTTGGGAGAGAACTTGGCCCCTGCTGTGTCGGCGGGGGTCTTTTTTTGTGTCTATACAATGTAAAGACAACCTGTAAAGCATGAAACAAACAAAATAGGTTTTTGCCTTGTGCCACTTTAACAATTGATTTATAGACTCACGGTCAATAGCCACTATGTTGTAAGTGCGGGAAGGGCATAGCTCAATTCCTGCAGAACCTAGAAAATTGAATATCTTCTTTTCACAATCACATGTAAAAACATGTCCACTTCTAATGCACCAGCTAACGATGGGAAAGCAAAAGCGTTGGATGAAGACTTTTTCATCCGTAATGCAATCCATTGTTGGTTGTATTACTTCGACGAAAAGCACAAATGGCACTCCATTTACAAGGACTTGGCAGAACGGGGATCCTATATCGGAGAACCCGCTAAACCAAAACCACGACGGGCTAGACGAGCTACTCGGAACCGAACTAAAGAGTTATGAAGTGTGTCTAAGTGACGAGAGTATTTACATTCTTGCCGCCAGTCCTGAAGATGCCGCCTGGCACGCCTTAGAACTGTCCAATGACAAAGCTTCAGAACTATTAGACGTACGGTTAATCGATGAGTAAGTATTTCCCGAATAAATGGCGTAAGTACAAGGAAACCCCAGCCAGTATGTTTCAATCCATCTTCTACGAAGATTTTATGGAATGGAAGGTTGCTGGTTGGGAACTTCCCGTGGACGTTACATGTGTCATTCGTGCCACAAATCTTGAAAACAGCAAAGTCACTGAACATGTATACAAACGCATGTCATACGCTGAAAACAAGATTAAACAATACATGACCTACAAAACGCACGAGTTAATTGTCTGTGCTGAAGAAGCGTTGTACTACGTGCACCCCGAGCTATCACAGGAGTTTGATGATGACTGATTTGCAATTTGCACGGCTCATCACTGAGTTGGATAAACATCCACACAAAGAAGAAATTATTGAGTTAATGCACGAACAAATCGATGACATGAACTCAGTTAAATACCTACCAGAGGATGCCGACACCATTTGAAATTGATCAACAAATTGCCCTTGAACGAGAACAAATCCGACAAGGGCTAGATCATCTACATGCAAACACACGCAACCTTGAGGAAAAAAGCTATGCAAGTTCTTCCGTTTACGGGGTGGCTTCTATTAGGGACCTTATCCCTCACGTGGTGGGTCGTATTGATGCAACTCGGCTACGCTTGATCAAAGGACAAGCGGGTGTCAACTTCAAAGAGATTTATGAGTATCTCAAAGACTTAGAACCTGAAGCCGCAGCAGCTATTGCTTGCAAGATCACGTTCGACAAAGTCTTTAGCACTAAATCGAAAGCTAATCTTGTATCAAGCGTCACAGACGCCATCGGCAAGGCTATCGAAAACGAGTGCATGATGAGGCACTACGAAACGAACGTGCCAGGGTTACTTCATAGCCTGAAGGAAAACTATTGGCACAAGTCTATTGGCACACATCAAAAGGTGGTTGTCATACGGACTCTGATGAATCGATGTGATGTCGAACATTGGAAAACGTGGGGACGTGCCAACCGCATCCGGTTAGGTGGCTGGCTGCTTGATTGCATATGTCTGTCTTCCAATTGGTTTATGACAAACATGCAGCGAGAGGGTCGCAAGACTCGCACGTACGTTGTACCTACACCTGAATTCATAGCCATTAAAGACCAGGTGATGGCAACGGCTGAACTATTCAGTCCGATTGCTTGGCCGATGCTCATTGAACCTAATGATTGGTCTAATGAAACTCAAGGTGGATACATCTTGAACGAGGTCATGAAAGGCTATGACATGGTACGACGCGGTAACCCCTCCCGTATACAGGGAGAAACACCAATAGCTTTTTTGAACAAGATTCAAAAGGTTGCCTACACCCTAAACCAATTTGTAGTGGGTGTTGCTGAGACGCTCATGACAAAGGGTATAGCTGTTGGAAAGTTTGTTCCTGTGGTTGAGATACCACTGCCACCAAAGCCTGTAGACATCGCTGAGAACTACGACTCTCGGAAGGATTACAGGCGACGTGCAGCAGAGGTTATGAACCTCAATTCACAAGCATTCCAAAAGTCTTGTAGGACACGGATGACCATGAATGCTGTCAAAGTATTTAAGAACAAAAAAAAGTTCTTTATTCCTTGGTCGTTTGATTATAGATCCAGGGTCTACCCAATCCCTGCGTTCTTGACACCACAAGACACAGACTTTGGAAAGTCATTACTTAAGTTCCATGTGTCAGCCTTTGTCACCCCAGAGTCTGAACGTTGGCTAGCCTTTCAGGTTGCCACAACATATGGTCTTGATAAAGACACAATGCACGACAGACAGGTCTGGGTTGATAACAACCACGATCTAATTAAACGTGTAGCCACAGATCCAATTGGCAACTTACCTGAATGGGAAGCTGCTGATGAACCTTGGCAATTCCTTGCAGCTTGTGAGGAATACTATGCTTGTGTCATAGATTGTAACCGTCAGTTTACAAACTTGATGGTTGCCACAGACGCAACATGCTCAGGTTTACAAATCTTGGCAGGACTTGCACGCGACAAATCAACTGCAAAGTTAGTCAATGTTGTCCCAGGTGACAAGCCACAGGACGCATACAAAGTTATAGCTGAACAAGCAAAACCAGACGTTCCAGAAAGGATCCAACCTTTTATGGATCGGAAGGTAACCAAGCGAACAGTTATGACAATTCCTTACAACGCTAAGCCTTATTCCAATAGGTCATACATTCGTGATGCCTTAAAAGAGAAAGGTGTTGAAGTCAAAAAGGAAGAACTGACAGCAGTAGTCAAGGCTGTTAGAAATGCTATGGACGAGGTTGTTCCTGGTCCGATGCGTGTAATGAAGTGGATTGAAAAGGAAGTAGCTGCTGCCATTGATCGTGGTGAACAACAAATCGAATGGGTAACACCGTCTGGTTTTATTGTTACACAACGTCTTATGAAATATCAAACCCAGCGTATTGATCTTCAATTACTGGGTAGATGTCAAGTCAAAGTTGCTACGGGTGACACCGACAAAGTTGACAAAGCACATCACAAAAACGCTACTGCTCCGAATCTTATCCACAGTCTTGATGCAAGTCTCTTGTGTCTATCTACATTCCGTTTCGACGCACCGATTTCCCTCATACACGACTCGGTTCTATGTCGTGCTACTGACATGGGTGTTTTATCAGCCATTGTTCGTGAGACATACATGCACCTATTTGCGGAGCATGACTACCTCACAACATTTGCACAACAAATCGGTGCAGAAACAAAACCTCCAATTATCGGTGACTTAGAACCGTCAACCGTAATTCATTCCACCTACTTTTTTTGTTAATGGCCCGCACCATTTTTAAAACTGAAGAGCCTGTCATTCTTGAAGGCTTTCAAGCTGTACTCAAACCAAACAAATTTGGCTTCAGTCTTTCTGCCATTGTCGATAATGACATGGTTGATCAACTTGAAACTGATCGTCCAGGCAGTCTTGCATGGGCTGAGTCTAAACTTAAAAACCCTAAGCGTTCTACCCTCAAGCCTGAACCTTGGGAGGAAGTTGCACAGGGTAAATACAAAGTCAAGTTTTCGTGGAAAGACGAGACCAAACCTGTCATTGTAGACACTGAAGGGACTGTTATTACTGATGACAACATCCCGGTGTACAGCGGCAGCAAAGTCAAGCTTGCCTTTTACCAAAAGCCATACGTTTTAAAGGATGGTGTCACCTATGGCACTACTCTTAAATTAGTCGGTGTTCAGATTGTCTCGGTTTCATCTGAAGCTGGTACAGATGTCGGTGATATGGACGACACTGACGTTGCAGATTTGTTTGGCAAAACCAAAGGTTACAAGCAAAGCGAGCCTAACGTTGTCAACGACGTCAGTAATGGCGAAGCCTTTGATGATTTCTAATGGCGTTCAGGTCAAGGCTTGAAGAAAAGGTAGCTGACCTGTTGGTTGACCTTGACGTCAAGTACCAATACGAAACTGTCAAGGTTAATTACACCATTGCCCACATCTACAAACCAGATTTCATTCTTCCTAACGGGGTGCACCTGGAATGTAAAGGGTATTGGGACAGCAAGGATAGGCGCAAGGTTAAAGCAGTCAAGGAACAAAACCCTGACCTTGACCTTCGCATGGTCTTTCAAGCTCCTTACAACACAATATCTAAAAAATCTAAAACTACTTACGCCCAATACTGTGAGCGAATAGGCATTTTATGGTGCTCTTTCAAGAACATCCCGGTAACGTGGCTCATGTAGAGAACGAATTTATACGGCACATTTCGTGCCCCAACTGCGGTTCCTCTGACGCCAACGCGATTTACACCGATGACCACACGTTTTGTCACAAGTGTCACCACCGCACGCACGGTAGTGGCACGCCGTCCTTTCACAATCACACAATGTCTGCCGTCGATCTTCAAGGTTCAGCTTCAAGGTTGGCTCAACGAAAGATCAGCGAAAAAACAGCTGAACTCTTCAAAACCTACAAGGATGGACAAGTTCTTCGGCATTATTATTATGATGTGGATGGAAAGTTACTTGGGGCTAAGGTAAGGACAAAGGACAAAGACTTTCGTTGCGAAGGGGAAGTCAAAACTTTGTTCGGTATGCAAAACTTTCGCCACAAGACTACAAGCAAACAAAAAAAGCTTGTAATCACAGAGGGTGAAATGGATGCAATGGCTTGTTACGAGGCACAGCCTTGGGACGTAGTCAGCATCCCTAACGGTGCAGCCGCGGCCAAAAAAGCAATTCAACATAACTATGAATGGATTGCACACTACGACAAAGTAGTTTTATTTTTTGACAACGATTCTGCCGGTGTACAGGCGTCAAAGGATGCTGCAGGTGTACTTCCACCTGGTAAAGTCTTTATAGGCTTTCTAGACGATTACAAGGATGCCTCAGAGGCTTTAGCCGCAGGTGATGCAGAAGCTGTCAGAGCTGTCTGTAATTACAACCACCAACAATACACCCCTGATGGCATTATTGATGCCAAAGACCTACTAGAAGTTGTAACCACCCCCTCACCAGCAGCTGACCATGACTACCCATTTCAAGGACTACAAACAAAGCTTCACGGGATCAGGTTTGGCGAGCTTACAACAATTACTGCGGGGTCTGGCATCGGAAAAAGCTCCTTCTGTCGTTCAATTGCAACTGACCTTCTTAATAAAGGAGAACGAGTCGGTTATTTGGCACTCGAAGAATCTAACCGCCGTACTGCTCTCGGACTCATGTCATCAGCAGTCGGAAAATCCCTCCATATTGGAGAGCACAACAAACGAGACCTGACAAATTATTTTGACAAGACTATAGCTACTTGGAACCTTCATTTGTTTGACGGTTTTGGTAGTTATGATCCTGATCACATTTACAACCGTATTGAGTACATGGCAGCGGGTTTAGAGACTCGTGTTGTGTTCCTTGATCACCTAAGTATTCTTTTGTCTGGTCTTGATGGTGACGAGCGGCGAATGCTGGACATCACCATGACTCGTCTTCGCAGTCTGGTGGAACGAACTGGTATTGCCATGTTTTTGGTGTCACATCTCCGCCGTACAACACAATCGGATAAAAACCATGAAGAAGGAGCAAGAGTTACTCTCGGCCAGTTACGTGGCTCAGCTGCAATTGCTCAGCTCTCAGATAGCGTTATTGCACTCGAACGAAACCAGCAGAGTGGATCTAAACACGATGCTACGACAGTGCGAGTCCTTAAAAATCGGTATTCTGGCGAAACTGGCATCGCGTGTTTACTAGATTACGATTTATCCACCTGTAAATTTAATGAAACTAAATCAACAACGGAGCCTGAATACATTCCAGATTTCTGAACTTAAACGACCTAACCCACCCACACCTGAAATGGTGAAACGTGCACAATTTGTTGACAAGACTTATGTCTGGAAACACTCTAGTATTCGATCTAGAAAGCAACGGTCTTCTTAATGATGTTACCAAGATCCACTGTCTTGTTATTCATGAGCAGGAAACTGGTGAGACGATTGTTTACAACGACCAAGGTAACGCTGAGCCGATCACCCGTGGTGTACAAAGGCTCGAAGATGCTGACGTCATTGTTGGACACAATGTCATCGGTTACGACATCCCCTGTCTTCGCAAGATTTACTCGTGGTTCTCACCAACCGCCATGGTTGTAGACACTTTGTTGTTGTCGCGTCTGTATCACACAGACATGATCAAAGTTGATCAAGGCCGTAACTGGGACCAAATGCCACTACAACTATACGGTAGACATTCACTTGAATCCTACGGGTATAGGTTGGGAGAATACAAAGGGTCTTTCGGAAAAAACACTGACTGGCAAGACTGGAGTCAAGAGATGCAAGATTATTGCGTACAAGATGTAAACGTCACTCGCAAACTATGCGACCACTTCCACAAATACCTGAGTTCGTAAAATTAGAACACCAGGTTGCACAACTTCTCACCCAACAAGAACTTCATGGATGGTATTTTGATGAACGCGCTGCATGGGAATTGTCATCTTCTCTCAGAGCAGAACTTGAAGAAACTTGTGCAGTATTACGCGACGGGCACGCTTACGCGCCAAGATCGGAATTCACTCCTAAGGCAAATAACAGACGCTACGGGTATATCGCCGGAGCAACATTCACCCGCATCACTGAACTCAACCCCACATCACGGGACCACATTGCATGGTTCTTGGGAGAACATTACGGATGGAAACCAACATTACGAACAGAAACGGGCAAAGCAGTAATCGACGAGAATGTACTCAAGGAAGTTGCTTCGAGTGGGATTACGATTGCCGAGGGCTTTCTGAAGTGTCTAACTATTACAAAGAAATTGGGGATGATCTCGCAAGGCACGAACGCATGGCTCAAGCTATGTACGACTGCTAGTCGAGTACATCATCACTGCTCAGTTGCAACTAACACACATCGTTGTGCACATCGTAAACCAAATTTAAGTCAAGTACCTTCTGATCATGACTGTAGACAACTCTTCAAACCAACGCCAGGGAACATCATGGTTGGTGCCGACCTTGCTGGTATTGGACTTAGGATGCTCGCTCATTACCTTGCACGCTATGACGGGGGTCGCTACGCGGATATTCTCATCAATGGCGACATTCACCAAGTTAATGCCGACAAAATTGGAATCTCCAGACGTGCTGTCAAAACCGTTAGCTACGCCTTCCTTTATGGAGCCGGAGACGTCAAAATCGGACAATCTTTTGACTCTACCCTAAAAGACGCAGCTGCAAAGAAAAAAGGTACAGAAATTAGAAACGCATTTGTGTTAGCTATTGATGGTCTTGCAGAATTACTTGCGGATATTAAAAAAGCCAGCAAAAAAGGTTACGTAATTTCTATTGACGGAAGACCAATTAAGGTTGATAGTCAACATAAATCTCTCAACTATTTGCTTCAGTCAGGGTCCGGAGTTTTAGCAAAACGCTGGATGGTACTGAACGATACAGCAACAAAAGAACTGGATATACCGTGCAATCAGCTCGCATTTATCCACGACGAACTGCAGTTTGAAACCCACCCAAATTATGCAAACTCCTTATCAACTTGCCTCGAACGTACTGCAGCAGATGCAGGACAATACTACAATCTCAGAATACCAATCGCAGCAGAAGCCAAGCAAGGATACAGTTGGGCTGACGTTCACTGACCCTTATGCCTGGGCTATCGGAATCTTCGAAGGTGAAGGTTGTCTCACTTATAAAAAATCAAGTGATTGTTGGGAGATGAAAGTTAAAATGACTGACATGGATGTTCTGTGGTCATTTTACGAAGCTATCAATTGCGTCGGAAAAGTTAGTGGTCTTCGTAAATACCCTTCAGACAAAGAACACCACAAACCTCATGGTCTTTGGTCTTTGCACCGACGTAAAGACATTCACGATTTGATCATCCGTTTCTATCCCTACATGCACGAACGTCGCCGTGCTAAGTGCGACGAATTCTTTGCCTGGTACCACTCTAAAAAATGAAACTGCTAGTTGACGCTGACTTTATTGTCTACAAATGCTGTGCTGCAGCAGAGGATGAAATTGATTGGGGTGACGACGTTATTGTTGTCATCAGCAGGTTTAGTGAAGCACTGAAAAGTGTTGAGCGTGAACTGACAAAGATCAAACAGCACTTCATGTGGGACACGCCAGAAGTGATTCTGTTTTTTAGTGACTCTAAGAATTTTAGAAAAAAAATTTACCCAGATTACAAGGGTCACCGAAATCGGAAAAAGCCTTGTGGTTATAGGCGAGTTATCAACAAACTTGATCAACGTTACAAAGTAGTTCGCATCCCTGAACTAGAAGCCGACGATGCTATGGGTATCTACGCAACCTTTGAACCTGGCAACATCATTGTCAGCCCAGACAAAGACATGCGTCAAATCCCTGGCAAACTATACAACCTTGATGAAACCATTGACGTTACAGAGGAGGAAGGTATGCGTTGGCATTTGATTCAAACACTTGCCGGTGACCAAACAGATGGATATGGCGGCGTTCCTGGTATTGGCGTTAAACGTGCTATTGCTTTGTTAGACAAAGATGGTTACACATGGGACACAGTTGTCAAAGCTTTTGAGTCCAAAGAATTGGGTGAAGAAACAGCTTTGATGAATGCACGTCTTGCAAAAATCTTACAACATACTGACTATGACGCCATCAATGAACGAGTCATACCATGGCTACCCGCCACCGCCAGTAATCGAACTGACGATGGAGCAACAGTTCAAGCTTCGACAGATTGAAGACTTGTTAAAAGACGCTGACAAAAAAGATATTATTACTGTTTACCTTGCCCTGCAAAAGCAGAACTTCTGCCTTGCAAACACTGTTACCAACCTAGTAAAAAAATGGCCCAGCCGTCCCCTTCTCACTACATCCGAGGAAGCATAGAGGTATGGGATTTTATCCGCGATCAACAACTCAGTTACCATCTCGGCAATGCTATTAAATATATTTGCCGTGCCGGTTACAAAAGTCCTGACACAAAGGTTGAAGACCTTAAAAAAGCTATCCACTACCTTGAAAATGAACTCTTACATTCATCGCAGCCTGATGACGATGGCCGAACAGTTCCGCTCAGCATATATTTTGATGACTGGGAAAGAACAGCGTTCGATTCAGAAATCTTTGATCGATGAAGAATGGTCTGAATTCCATGAAGCTTACCACATGAAAGATGATTGTGAGCAACTGAAAGAACTAGCAGACCTTGTATATGTTTGCTACCAATTTGCTGCATCACAAGAATGGGATCTTGACGAAGCAATGTGCCGCATCCATGATTCAAACATGTCAAAACTTGATGAGCACGGCAAACCAATCTACCGTCCTGACGGGAAGGTCCTAAAAGGACCAAATTATAAAGAACCTAATTTGCAAGATCTTATTATCGAATGACCACCTCACTTATTTCTCGCACGGGACGTGTCCAATCTTGGTTGGATAACCCAACGTCTAGGTTGCCGGTGTCGTGCACGGTTTTTGTCGTCCAAGATTCTATGGAGGGAACTGATGGAATTGAAGCAAGCTGGAGATTTGCTTCTTATGCTTTACGAAATGGAGCAGGCTGCGCGGTCCACTTGTCGGAACTGCGACCCAAAGGAACGGAATCAACAAAAGGAAATGACAAGCTTGTTGCAAGCGGACCAGTATCATTCGCCAAAATCTACAGCACCTTAAATGAGATACTGAGGAGAGGTGGTACCTATCGTAATGGTGCGATTGTGTGTCATTTAGATCTCAATCATGCTGATGCTCTTGAGTTTATTACTGTCTCACGATCAGAGTTGCCTTGGGTCAAGCGATGTATCAACATTACTGATGAATGGTGGCAAGAATGTACATTTAAAGATAAACTTCTCTTTGCTATTAAGTCTGGAGATGTATGGTTAAACAAAGTAAAGTATGACAAAGAAGGAACACGGATCCGAGGCAACGTCTGTTTGGAAGTGTATTTGCCCTCACGCGGAACATGCTTGCTGCAGCACGTCAATCTCGGTGCCTGTGAGTTCGACGAAATCCCAGGAGCTTTTGTTCAGGGCATGTCGGAGCTGTGTACCCTCCATGCTAAAACTGGCGTTGGCGATTCAGGAGAATATCTACCGTCAGAAACAGACCGACAAGTCGGACTTGGAATGCTTGGATTGGCAAATCTCCTACGGCGGTACGGAGTAACCTATGAGCAATTTGGCATTGCTTTGGACCAGCACAATGCAGGCGAAGTGGTACGCACACCAGCCTATGAATTGGTTTCTAAGTTTGTCGTTGGTATCGAGTCTGCCGCAGCAATGGCTAGGTCTCATAATATGGTACGCGCCTTTGCTATTGCACCTACTGCCTCCTGCAGTTATCGAAGCAAGGATCTTGATGGTTATACTTGCACACCAGAAATCGCCCCGCCTGTTGGACGTACAGTAGACAGAGATAGTGGCACTTTTGGTGTCCAAACATATGAATATGGTGATGTAGAAATTGCATCAGAAGTTGGTTGGGTAAACTATAAACGTGTTGCTGATGGCATCATGTCTTTGCTTGACCGTACGGGACTTCTTCACGGGTATAGCTTCAACAGTTGGAGTGATGTCGTTACATATGACGAAGCCTTTATTGAAGAGTGGTTACATTCCTCGCAAACCTCCCTTTACTATTCACTCCAAGTAATGGGGGACACACAAGACAAATCAGATGTCTATGCTGCTTTGCAGGGAGACATTGACGATTATCTTGAAGACCTATTTATGGAGTCATCTAATGAACCACAATGTGACTGTCAAGAATGAACCCGTATCAAAAACTAATCGAACGAAAAAGAACATGGACACCAGTACAGACGACTGCTGGTACAGTAAAGGAGGGGGCACAAGAAGTATTACAACGTGCCCTTGCCATCAGACATATGGAACTGCCTGTGGGAGAGTTTATTAATGAAGCTCTTGCTACCGAAGTACCGTCGTTGGCGCGTGAACTACTACTCTCCAACGTCAAAGACGAGGAAAAACATGATCTCGCACTTAATTACATTGCCAATGCTCACGGGGTTAATGAAAAAGCTGAGACCGAAGCGTTACGGTTACGTGATGCTTGGACAGCGCATCCAGATCATACGATCACTAAGGCCATGGTCGCTGAGCGTGCAATTTTCTTCGTTCTTCTACCACTCTTCCGCGCTGTTGGTGACCCTGGAATGCGAACAGTTTCCGCAGACATAAGCAGAGATGAACAAATTCACGTGGCTGCCAATAGTTTGGTTCATAGCGAGCTGGGGTATAACATCAGTCCTTCTCTTGATCGTCTCAGGAAGGCAACTATAAACTGGGTTCTGCAGCCGCTGTCTGCAACAAACCCTGATAAATATTTAAACAAAAAATTTTGGCTGGATTCTAGCGATCGTTTGATGTATGAGGGCAAAGCTCCTGAGCTTACTTTTACACGAGCATCACGAGTTCCAGCTTTCTTTGAACATAGCAACAATGACCTCCCCCAATATGCTTGAAGTCCTGGGGATGAACTCCCAGGGTCTTGTCCATGCACTTGAGGAATCTTTCCCACCTACTAATCCAACACCTGACGATACAATAGAAAAAATTATGTACAGATCTGGTCAACGCAGTGTCGTTGAGTGGATCATTCAATACATGGAGGAAAACTAATGGCTAAAAAAACCCGTTACTCATCTAACAACATAATTGCTGACTATCAGCGGACACAGAAAAGTAAAAGTCTCAAAAAAAGTGACCCAGAAAAATACAAGCGTCAGAAATTTATCAGCAAGATAAGTTCAGACGGTACGATTAGTAAAGAAGAAGGTCAGAAAGCTGCAAAAAAAGGTATTAGTCTTCAAGGAATTCAGAACCGAAACATCGGTGATTACAGAGAAGCAGCTAGAGGGTTTGATAGTAGATCTAATCGAACTCAGGTTAGGAATCCTGCTGCTTCAAGACCTACATTTGAACCACTAAAAATTAAAGGTGGTGCAGCACGTGCACTAGCCTATCAACCCAGCAGTCAACCGAGTAAGTCACAAACTAAAAAACGATCAAAATCAAAACAGGATGGGAATACTGTTACATCAAATATTCCAGAGTACACACCACAAAACGACGGACAACAACCGGCGGAGCAACAACAACCGGCGTTTGATACGAGTGGTTTCGAAAGTCAAATTGGTGACCTTAATAGTCGAATAGCTGGCTTGACTTCTGGTTTCCAAAATCAACTAGGATTTTTGAAATCACAGATGGAGCAAGAACGTGCTGCAGCCGCAGCAGCGATGCAAGAAATGCAAGGTTCTTTCCAGCAGGCTTTGGCAGCACAGGGTCCACGTCAGCAAGTAGAGGGAATTAGGTTTGCTGATCGTGGTACTGGTGGTGCAACTCAGCAGCAACTGCAACGTAGAGGTCTTCGTGGCACCTTTGGTCGGGCTGGTGATCGCTTCATGAAAATTTCTTCACTTAATGTATAATGTCAGCACGTACACGATATGATTATTTAACTAGCGATCGTTCCCAGTTTCTTGAAGAAGCACGTCAAGCATCAGAACTGACACTTCCATACTTGATTCGTGGTCATGAAGAATATACCATGGGCATGAAACAACTTAAGACACCTTACCAAAGCGTTGGGGCGAAGGGTTGTGTTGCGCTGGCATCTGCGTTGATGTTGGCTCTACTCCCTGTACAAACCAGTTTCTTTAAATTGCAGCTTGATGAAAGTCAGCTGGGTCAAGACTTCGGACCACAAGTTAAATCCGAACTTGATTTGTCTTTTGCAAAGATTGAGCGTATTATTCTTGAATCAATTGCAGCGTCTGATGACCGTGTTGCGGTGCATCAGGCTTTGTTGCATTTGGTTGTAGCAGGAAACGCTATGATCTTTATGAGCAAGAATGGATTAAAAGTCTATCCTTTGAATCGCTACGTTGTGGATCGGGACGGCAACGGTCAAGTAGTTGAAATAATTACAAAAGAACGTATTTCAAAACAAATCCTTCGGGATCAATTACCTAAAGATTTTTTTGCTGACAGAAAAAGTGTTAGTGAAGATGGATCATACGCTGATGACATTGATGTCTACACACATGTCAAGCGTGACAACAACCGTTTTGTTTGGCACCAAGAGGTATCTGACAAAATCATCAGAGGTTCACAAGGTAAATCACCACTCAACAACACGCCTTGGATTGCCCTTAGATTCAACACAGTCGATGGTGAAAGCTATGGACGTGGCAGAGTTGGTCAATTTATTGGTGACCTTAAATCGTTGGAAGGTCTTAGCCAAGCTTTGGTAGAAGGCAGTGCAGCAGCCGCTAAGGTTGTATTTACTGTCAGCCCTTCTAGTACAACTAAACCTAGCACCCTTGCTGCTGCAGGTAACGGTGCAATCATTCAGGGTCGTCCTGATGATGTAGGTGTTGTGCAAGTTGGTAAGACTGCAGACTTTCGAACTGCATTCGAAATGACACAAGTATTAGAACGTCGTCTTAGTGAAGCGTTTCTAATTCTTAACGTCAGACAGTCAGAACGTACAACTGCAGAAGAAGTACGTATGACACAAATGGAATTGGAAAAACAACTTGGTGGACTGTTCAGTTTGCTGACTGTTGATTTCCTTGTTCCGTACCTAAATCGTAAACTTAGTGAAGCACAGCGTAAGGGTGAAATCCCACGCATTCCTAAAAACATTGTCAAACCTACTATTGTTGCAGGTGTCAATGCACTAGGCCGCGGCCAAGATCGTGAAAGCCTTGGTTCGTTCTTGACAACACTGGCACAGACTGTAGGACCTGAAGCTATTGCACAATTTATTAACACTGATGAAGTCATCAAACGTTTAGCTGCATCGCAAGGTATTGATGTACTGAATCTTGTACGTTCTATGGCAGAAGTACAAGGTGAACGTCAGCAAGCAATGCAACAACAAATGCTTCTTGAACAACAGAAGCTTAGCGTTGATGCATTGAAAACGCCAATGATGGATCCAACAAAGAATCCACAAGCGGCACAACAACCACCTGAAGAAGATCTACCCACCTAACTATGGCTGAAGTAATGTCTATGATCCCGGAAGAAAATGGTCCGGGTGAACTTAATGCAGATGAACAAGAATCTCTACAAGTAGGCGAAGAACTAGAGGCACAGCATGAACAAATGCTGGCTGGCAAATATAAGAACGCAGAAGAACTTGAGTCTGCATACCTTGAACTGCAAAAAAAACTTGGTACTGATGATGAAGAGTCAGAAGAACAAGTAGAAGATGAGCAGCAGACTGAAGAAATCGACAGTGATTTGTTTGATCGTCTTTGGGAAGGTGAGCTAAACAATGAGTTTAGTGATGACATCCTGGACGAAATTAGTAATGCAGATCCAACTGAACTGGCACAAATGCACCTTGACTACCGTCGTCAGATGGAAGAAAATGCAGCTGAACCTATGACCGAAGAGACTGCAACGCAGCTTAAAGGCATGGTCGGTGGTGACCAGCAATACGGTAATCTACTTGGTTGGGCAAAAGATAATTTTTCCGAACAAGAGATTAATATGTATGATGCGATTATGGACAGTGGAAACACTGAAGCTGCTTTCTTTGCCATCCAAGCACTCGCCCTTCGGTACCAAGATTCAATCGGTACTGAAGGCGAGCTGATACAAGGACGTGCTGCCACGGATTCTGCTGATAGTTTCCGTAGTCAAGCTGAACTTGTCAATGCTATGAACGATCCTCGTTACGAGCGTGACGCTGCATACAGGAACGACATTATGCGTAAGCTCGAACTATCTGACATTGATTTTTAACTATGCCTGACGGACCTGGAACATACGGCTCCAAAGTGGGTCGCCCTAAAAAGAAAAATAAAAAACTGTCAACTAAGCAACAGAAGATTGCTGGCATGGCTGGCAACAGAATGAAGATTGACGGTGCTGATTTTAAAGCACTACGCCGTCGTCGGGGTATGGGCTGATGAAAAAGCATCGCGTTGACCAAAAAGCTTTTGATAGTAATTTTGTTTCACAGTCCTTTGATATTGGCCCAGGCCACAAAGGTGCACAGAAGAAACAGAAGATCTACAACAAAGGCAAAAGCACTGACAACTCTAACGAAAAAGATACTTTTCTTCGTCGGACAGGACCACAACTTCCTTTAGCAAAAAAGAAATCTAAAAAAAAGTATGGCTAAACCTGGACTCTACGCTAACATCCACGCTAAGCGGCGTCGTATCGCCGCAGGCAGTGGGGAGAAGATGAGGAAGCCGGGCTCTAAAAAAGCACCGACTGACGGCAACTTCAAACGTGCTGCCAAAACCGCTAAAAAACGCTACGCTTAACATGAAACCCATTGCTTTCCTTCCCGCAGCACTTATTGCTGTTACAGCTCCTGCCACTGCAGGACCATATTTGAACGTCGAAGCCAACTCTAGTTTTGCCGGTTCTGATTATGGTGTCACTGTCATCGACAACCACGTTGGTTACAAAAAGGACAACTGGTATATTCAGGCAGGGCCTGCAATCGTTGCCCCTGATAATGGTGACACTGAGCTTGAATTGTCAGGCAAAGTTGGAGGATCGGCTGATCTCTTCGATAGTGTGTCCGCATATGCTGAGGCATCTTTTATGACCTCAGATATTGACAATCTCTTTGGCACTAAAATTGGATTTGTTTACGAGTTCTGATTAAAGTCAAGCCGTACGTTCATCCCATTATTGGGACGCAGGCAACCTAACCATGGAACGGGGGGTAGGTTTTTTCTGAACTAATCATGTCTCAAATCGAAATCCGTCAGCGCATCCGTGAACAGCAAGCCAAGCAAAAAGAAATTGTCTTAAAGTATCGGGGCGTTTCTTACATCCTTAAGCGCACCATTGCAAACTGCACATAACTAAAAATTTATTATGCCACATCAATCTAAGGTTGCTAAGGCTGCTATCACTAAGATGACTCCTGATTCTGGTGATGTAGTTTTCAATCGTTGTGGTCACTGTGGTGACAAAAAACCACAATGTCGCAAACAAAAGAAGTGTCTTAAAGGACTTCTGTAAAAAGCTTGGGAGGCACCTCAAAGTCGGACCTCCCTTGCATTGGCGTTGGCCTTCTACGGAAGACACCCTTCGCCGTCTAGACGGTGGGATAGACCACAAAAATTTTTCCAAACGTTTGGAGACTGTTTATACACAACTATTATTACCTAACAAATGGCACATCAGTCTTCTGATCTGACCACTTCCCTAACTAGGGCTGGTCAATCAAACTCCGCGGGAGACGCCCGCGCCCTTTATCTTAAACTCTTTTCGGGTAAATAATCTTGCCCCCTTAGAAAGTAATTTCTATTGATCATTGGATGAATTGCTGGAAACCTAAAGGCTTTAGCCCAAGGCAATCAGCAGCCAAGCCTCTAACGCTTTAGAGGAAGGTTCAGAGACTACATGGTGTTCTTAGCGAAGAACGTAATACATGAATAGCGTCCGACACCCTTATGGGTGAAGATATAGTCCGTGCTCTATTGAAAAATAGAGATGAACATGGAGATGTTCAAAGGGTTCCAATACAATGCAATCGCTCGTGACCTGGTCATGAAGCGCACCCTGAAGAACGGCAAGTCTATGCAGTTCATCTACACGGGACGCACAACTGCTGAATTCCACACGCCCGGAAACGCTATCCTCGGTAACTCCGACGGTGCACCTCCGGTGGCTGAAAAGACCATCACGGTTGACGATCTGCTTATCAGCTCGGCTTTCGTGTATGATCTTGACGAGACTCTGTCTCACTACGATTTGCGTTCTGAGATTAGCCGTAAGATCGGCTACGCTTTGGCCCAAAAGTATGACCGTCTTATCTTCCGTGCTGTCACCCGTGGCGCACGTGCTGCATCCCCGGTTACCAAGTCTAGTTTTGTTGAGCCCGGCGGCACCCAGATCCGTGTTGGCACCACTGCTAACGCTTCTGATGCTTACAATGCTCAAAACCTGACCACCGCTTTCTTCGACGCCGCTGCTGCGATGGACGAAAAGGGTGTGTCTTCTGAAGGTCGCGTGGGTGTTCTGAACCCTCGCCAATACTATGCACTGATCCAAGAGGTCGGTAACAACGGTCTGATCAACCGCGACGAGCAAGGCGCTGCGCTGCAAAGCGGCCAGGGCATTGTTGAGATTGCTGGTATCAAGATCTACAAGTCCATGAACATTCCGTTCTTCAGCCAGTATGGCACCAAGTACGGTACTGGTTCTGCGACTAACCCTGGCACTACTTCTCCTGGTAACACCGGCTCCTTCGTTGGTGAAGCTTTGGAAGATGCTGCTAACGATGTCACCGGCATCAACAACGAGTACGGTGAAGAAACCGAATTCGCTAATTCCTGTGGTCTGATTTTCCAACGCGAAGCCGCTGGCTGCGTGGAAGCAATTGGTCCTCAGGTCCAGGTCACCAGTGGTGACGTCTCCGTGGTCTACCAAGGTGACGTGATCCTGGGTCGTCTTGCCATGGGCTCTGACTACCTGAACCCTGCATGTGCTGTGGAGCTGTACGCTGGTACCGCTTCTGCACCTACTGCATTCTGATTATTTAAATCAACTTATACAGGGATCCTTCGGGGTCCCTTTTTTTATTTTTATATGGCTTTTCCTACCACTAACTCGCAGCAAGAACTTTCCGCTGTGAATCAAATTCTGCAGTCATGTGGTCAAGCGCCTGTGACTACCCTAGATCAAACCAACCCGGACGTTGCGATTGCCTATCAGACTTTGCTTGAAGTCTCACGGGAAGTACAGGCGGAGGGATGGACATTTAACAAAGAGGGTCATTATAAAATGACTCGTAATAATGACAACGAAATTGCCATTCCCAATAATATTCTGCAGATTGATACAACCACTAACGCAGCCAACGTAGAACTTGACGTTATTCGTCGTAGCGGTAAGCTATACGACAAGGCACATCACACATACACATTTACGAAAGACATTGAGTGTGACATTGTTTGGCTATTTGATTGGGTAGATCTGCCTAAACCTATTGCAGATTTTATTACTGCACGTGCTGCATCTATTACGTCAAGTCGAATTGTTGGTGACGCAAATCAATATCAAATCCTTCAACAAAAAGAAGCATTTACCAGGGCTATGGCTATGGAATATGAATGCAATCAAGGTGACTATACGTTCTTTGGACATTCTGGAGAAACCAATCGTTACCAAAGCTATCAACCTTACAACGCACTTTATCGATAAATGGCATCAGTCACTCAGCGGATCGGAACCTACCTTGGTGGCGTGTCCAAACAATCAGATAATAAAATGCTGCCAGGTCAAGTCCGTGAGTGCTACAACGGATTTCCTGATGCTACATATGGATTAACTAAGCGACCTGGTTTTGAGCACATTCTTAACCTAGGTACTGGTACTACATACGATGGTGGTAAATGGTTTTACATTAAACGTGACGACGATGAAGAGTACATTGGTGTAATCAAAGGTACTAACATTGACATTTGGAACGCATTAACTGGTACTGCAGCTACAGTCACGTTTCCTAACGGCACTGGATACCTAGACGGAACTAAAGATAATTATGAAATCATTACTGTCCAGGACACCAGTATTATTATTAACAGCAAAGACAACGTAATTGCTGACACTGCTGTTTCTGACTCATCCTATAATTCACATAGGTCAGTGTCTCTGGTGCTTGGTACTGTTATAAACGGCGCTGTTTATACAGTTGACATCACTGTTAGTGGTTCTACGCAAACAGCAACATTTACTGCAAGTAGTTCTAGTGATTCCACTGAAGTTCTCAATGCAATTAAGTCAGACATCGAATCAATGACTGGCAGCCATGCTGGTATTACTGTTACTAAATTTGCAAACGAGCTAGAGCTTGTCCACACTGCTGACATGGACATTCATGCAGAAGGCGGTATTAATAACCTTGACTTAGTAGCAATAGAAGATAAGGTTACAAACATTAGTGACCTTCCTGTCCAATCTAGGCATGGAAGAATTATTAAAGTTGTACTGACTGGTGCAAATGATGCTGACTATTGGGTGAAATTTGTAGCACACAATGGTGTTGGCGGTGAAGGGTTTTGGGAAGAGACAATCAATCCAACAGTTTCAATTGGACTTGACAATTCCACAATGCCACATGAACTTGTCAACACAGCTACTAACACGTTTATATTCAGAGAAATTAACTATGTTGACAGGCAAGTAGGTGACGACGAAACTAATTCACAGCCTAGTTTTGTAGCTAATAAAATTACAGGTGGGTTCTTTCATAACAATCGCCTTGGCTTTATTTCTGGTGACAATGTCATTCTAAGTCGATCAGGTGATTTTTATAACTTCTTTTTTACCACCGCTCAGACTGTTATTGATTCTGACCCTATTGACATTAGTTGTTCTTCTATTCGACCTACGTCGCTAAGTGCTGTAATTCCTACAGCTCAGGGTGTTGTGTTGTTTAGTGAGAATCAACAATTTATTTTGTTTTCTGATACCGGTGTGTTGACACCTGGATTGGCAACAATTAGAACGCTTTCTAACTACCAGATGGATCGTAATATACATCCTGTGGACGTTGGTAGTAACATCAACTTTGTCAGCAAGACACCTGGTTATAGCCGTGTGTTCAGCATGGTTACACGTGGTCAGCAAGAAAACCCACAAGTTTTGGACACTTCTCGTGTCGTAAAAGAATGGATTTCACCAAGCATTGATTTGATGGTTTCTAGTCCTCAAAACTCTTTGATTGCTTTAAGTGGTCAAAGCCTTAATGAAGTGTTTCTGTTCCGTTACTACAACGATGGGCAAACCAACCTAATGCAATCGTGGGTCAGTTGGTTAATGCCAGGTACTGTTCAGTTCCTTGCACCTGATTCTGACATTATGTACGCAGTGACTAAACAGGGTAACCAGTTTACACTGCTCAAAGCTGCACTTAGCCAAAGTCCTGAACAAGCTATTATCGTCAACAACGAAGGTGAAAAGGTCAACCCTTCTATTGACCTGTACAAAAACATTGCATCTAATGCAGTTGTTTATGATTCTGTCAATGACCAAACTAAATGTTACATACCGTACAATGACGTTTCGTCTTTGACACCTATCATTGTAATTAAAGGCGATACAAGTAGTGGTACATTTGTCGAGTCAGGCTTCACCCTTACACCTGAACGTGCGTCTGATACAAATGGTCCGAACTCCCCCAGCACTGAAACTTTCTTTATTATTCCCAACAAAAATTTGACAGCATCTGGTGAAGACGCTCTAGACGTTGCTGGTGATGTTATTGTTGGATTTAAGTATAATTTTGATGTAGAGCTACCTCGTACATACTACCGACCTGACAATAGAATTACAGATTTTACAGCTAATCTTACTATTGCACGTATGAAGTTTGCAATTGGTTTGTCAGGTATGATGAGTTTCAAAGTTAAACAACAAGGCAGATTGCCATATAATGTTGAGTTTATTGGTGATGGTTCTACGACTACCTATACCTTTAACAAACGTGATCTAAAGTTTGCTGACAGGTCTGATGTCAAAGTCAGTGTCAACGGTGTCAATGAGACGGGTTTTACCTTTACTAACGACACAACTATTGTCTTAACCACAGCACCCGCTAACAACGCTGCTATCAAGTTTTACATTGATGAATGGTTTGACATTCAACCTGTAGCAGAAGCAAACCAGTATCTTGCTAACGACGTACCTCTTAATAACGAAACTGTATTTACTATCCCCATCCATCAACGCACTGAAAACTTTAGACTAAAAATGTTCAATAACTCACCTTTTCCAGTTGCCGTTAATGCGATGATGTGGGAAGGACAATATACACCGCGATTCTATAGGAGGGCTTGATGTTTAACCCAAAACAAAATATACTGGATCAACAGCTTGAAGAGTCTGGTTTAGAGTTAAATATATTTAAGGCTATTGGCGACATTTTTACAGGTGGTGCATCTACACAAAACGCACACGCAAAAAAAGTAGCAGATGAAACTAATAAATATAACAAAGAGGTCTATGCATATGAAGGTGACGAGCTAGAGCGTAGGTTTGAGTACGAAGTAAAAGGGCAAAAGATTTCTAAAAAAAATCTGAGGCGCGATCTTCAATTCCAAGCCAACAGCCGTCAGCAGGATTGGAATACTTCAATGGCAATCCGTGATTTTGAGTTTTCTCAAGATATGCGGTCTTACAACCAATCCGTTGAGCAAGCTGTTCAACAAAAAGGTTTTAATTTTATTGCTAGTGAGTTTGCTAATCTTCAGGCAGACCGTAATTTGATGGAGCAGCAGATTGAGCTAGAGCTAAGTGGTCAAGAGACTCTTCTTAACTACACAACTCAGGCACATGGTCTGATGCTCAAAAAGAAAAAACTTAAAGCAGGGGCTACTTCTCAACTGCGTACAGCTGGTATCTCTGCTCTCAAAGCTAAAGGTCAAGCTGCTGCACGTGGTCAAGCTGGACGGGCTGCTGCTAAAAGTCTTAATGCTATTCAAGCTGAAGCTAACGCTGTAGAGAGTGACATTGTCAATGAACTGATGATGGATACAGGGCAGGTTGATATGGACCTTTTGGTTGCACGTCAGCAAAATATGCAGGACAATCTTGCACTTGAATTGAGTGAAAACAACCTAGTCGCTGCTGACAGTTTAAACCGACGTCAAATTGCAATGCAAAGGTTGCAGGCTGACATAGACGCTGAGGCTAACATTATGCTGAAACCACAAATCTCACCACCGCTGCCTAAACCACTTGCACTGCCGTTCCCACAATACCAAGACATTTACAAGCCGAAGCAAGGTCCTAAACCAATGAAGAGCATTCCTTATCAAGCTAACTTGGCCGGTGCTTTCTTCCGTAATAGCTTGCAAATTGCTTCTACAGTTGCTGGATTCGGATAAAAACTTTCAACTATGCCTAAAAATTATAAGACATATTCTAAGCCAGGAAGTTTTAGTGAATTCCAAATTCGGGTTCCAGACCAAACGGCTAAGATTGAGCGACAAACAGAAAAACAAGTTCGTGGTGTACAACGTGCTCGTGAATTCGCAAAAGAAAACGAACAGATTTACTTGCGTGCACAACGCCTAGTCAACTCTGCTGAAGACGCTAACCGCGAAACCAACTACCGAATGCAGTCATTGCAACGGCAATCCTATAAGGATGCGTTGGATCGTGACTACAAAATTCAGATGGATAATCTGGATGCTGAAAACAAGTCAAGACAAACTGATCTAGCCAACATTAGTGCTTTTAGCCAAACTGCTTTTAGTATGCTTGGTGACTACATGCAGGAGCAAGAGGAGAAAAAAGTTGCTGCTGCTCATGACGTCATTTCAAGGACTGGTGTAACTTATGATCAAATGGTGTCGTACCAAAAAATGGACGACAATCTAACACGTTCAGAGTTTGCTGCACAAGACAGTGTCCAAGAAATGTTTGGACCTGATGCTGACACTAGCCTTATTGATGGCATGTTTGCGGTCTACCAAAACCGGAACACAAAACGTTGGGTACAGCATAAACAGTTATTTCAAAACAGCCTAAACAAATTTCCGGAGTTTCTTGAACAAAAGATCCGTGCTAAAGAGCTAGAACAAAACGCACCTATCACTGACTTTGACGCTTTCTTGACTGAAGCAAAGCGTGAGTTTATGGAGGTCAACTTTGTAGGTCAAGCACGTCCTGAAGTTCTTGCAGGTGCTGGTGTCTACGCGAAACTAGACGAATTGGTCAGTAACCGTCGTAACCTTTTTCTTAAAGACAGACGAGCACTGCAAGAAAAAGAACTCACACAAGACCGTCAAAACGCATTTGCTGTAGCTTTTAACCAAGACCAAGTAGCAGGTTTAATTCGTTGGAACAGTACAAATCCTTCCTTTCAAAAACGGGAAGATCTTCGTAAGTATTTAGAAACTAAATCAAAAGAAAGTGGTGCTTATGCTCTCGAAGCTGGTGTCATTGATTCAATTCTTGATTATCCAGGTAGTGGTTCTAATGGACAAACACTGCGTGAATCATTTCCAACCTTTGCTGCTGAATTAGAAGACATTGAAAACAGCATTGTTACTAGACAAAACCAAGACGCTAACAGAGAGGAACAAGCAAAGCAGCTTGAATATGATGCTTGGGTTGTTGATGAAATGAACAGGCTTGGTGGTGACGGTGACTTGACCGATGCAGAAGTCAAAGATATTGAAAGCCGTGGCACTATTCTTTACTTTGGACGTGAGTCTAAGATGTTGCAAAATGCACGTCGTATCACTTCTGATGCACAGCGTTGGCGTCAAACAAAGGCTACTAACGACGAGCTGTATAAAACTGGACGTCTGACCATGGACATTGTTCTAGGTGGTCATTATGAAAGCCCTGAGGCACTAAATCGTGCTATGAACCTAGCCAAGCAATCTGATAGTTTGTTTGCAGATACAACGACACAGCTTCATATGTCAATGATTGAAAGCACTGTTAACAACAGTCCTGAAATTCTTAGCAATGTTAGCACGTACGGAGCATTGAATGAGGTTAACCACACCCTAGCAGTAAATAAATTCAAGCAAAACTATAGAACTTATTTGCAACAGTTTTCAGCAGTCCCTGGTGCTACATTCGATAAGGCACGTGATCAAGCTTTGGCAAAAGTCAATGTTGACATTGAAAACGCGCTGCGGACAGGGTTGACACCAACTGGTGGATTTAAAGAATTTATTATTAAATCACCAGATGACCAGCAAAAACAGCAGCTAAGCACAGCTCAAACTACTGGCAAAACTCAGCTTAATAAAATTAGAGATATTCTTAGAGATACCACGAAACCAGCTGCACAGCGTTATCAACTGATTGCACAACAAATGAATCATGCGGAAATAGAAAAGGCACTTACAACTTACACAGAAAAGCAGTGGAACATGCCACCTGTAATTGCTTATGTTGCTGAAACAACTAACCGTAACCCGCTGCAAGTATTGAATGACATTGCCCCATACATTGGTGATGGCAAACTTACACTGCAAGTAGACGCACTTAATAAAGAGCAGAAAAGGCGTTACAGTGAATTTGGAGTAACTCCTTACAGCCAGATCCGCAACACCTTCCGCACACCAGAACGTACTGGCCGTGCAAACGTTGGAGACACTCAAACTGGAGCATCTGCACCGGTCCGTTCGTCAATGTATAAAGTTGTCCAATATGTCAGTGGTGACCCTACGATCCGTGGCAAAACTGACGGACGTATTGTCTATGATAACGGTGACGGACCTCGTGGTCATGGTGGCAAGAATTACCATAATCACTACGAGTTTGCAACTCAACAACAAGCTGCTGCTGCAAAGCTTTTGTTTGAACAAAACGGCTACCGTGTAACATCTTACTTGCGACCTAACGATACTGGTAGTGCACATTCACGCGGCGTAGCTATTGATGTTGCCCCACCACTTAACCTTCCATACACCGATGAAGCTGAAGCTGAGTGGTCTGCACGTGCTAATGCTTTGATCGGATTTGACCCTTTAGAAAATGAATAGTTATCTTAGCGGAATGCCGGGTACGCCCGACATCGATGACGAGTTTATTGAACAGCAAAAAGCTCAAGAAGAACTCGCAAAACAACAGCAAGAAACTGCACAACCCGAAGCTACGGCTTCACCACAACAACCTACAACTAAAGAACAAACACCTGAACCAGTAGGACCTGACCCACAGGTTGCTGCTGAAACTGAACAAAGAGAAGACGAAGAACAAGAGGAACAATCAGCAATTGAATTTGCTGGTGAGTTAGCTGCAGCTCCAGTTGTTGGTGTAACCGACTTTGCTGTAGATTTTTTAAATCTTGTTCCTGGTGTAGAGATTCCGAAAGTACCTGAGTTTGAAAGTGAAGTCACTCAAACTGTACGTAACTTGTCATCCATCATTATTCCTACTGTTGGTTTAGGTGGCCTTGGCTCAGCCGGTCTTGCTGCGAAAGCGGCAACTATAGCTGGCAGATATAAAAAAGCCAAGTTCCTTGTTGATCCAATGGTCAAAAAGATCGGTGGTATGGCATTCAGCGCAGGCACTGGTGCTTTTGTTGACTACACCGTTGAAATTAACCAGACAGATGAAAACCTAGCTGGCACACTAAAACAAAATTGGCCTAGTTGGTACGGCTGGATTCCTGAAGATTTGGCAACATTACCTACTGATGGTGCTGATGTTAAGCGTGCAAAGAACGTTACTGAAGGTGTCTACCTTGGTATAGGTACTGACGTACTGATTGGCGGTCTGCAGTTGCTTAAGAATGTCCGTGGTCTTCGTACCACGTACGTACCGAAGTCAGAAAAAGCTGGTGTCTACACTGAAAAATACAACGCTAAACAAAACCTAACGCCAGAAGAAGCTGTCAACTTTTCTGCAGAACAGCGTGTAAATGCTCTTGATAACATTGGTGAATACAATTACAACAAAGCTGTAGAAAAAGCAGGTGGAGACGTAGAGCTTGCTTTGTCAGAGCCTATTTACGGTGTCCATGACCTGTATGGTGAACAAGAAATTATTGCACGATCCGTTGATGGTGATGTCAACCTTGCAGCTATCGACGCTTGGCAGGTTGCTACAAATGGCGGCGGCAGTATTTATGGTCGTGTCGGTAGTCTTTTACCTGACGGACTAATTAAACGTGGTCTGGACCTTGATTACGACATGGATGTCACCTTGCGTGGTATTGGTGAGCAACTTAAGGACACTGATATTGACGTCAAGTTTCCTAATGGTGACTACGCTACTGCTAAAGAAATTGCCAAAGTTGGTGATGAGATGGCAGAGAAGTATTGGAACATGCCCATCGAACAGATGAAGGCAATGTTTACTAAGGAGCTTACTGAAAAGTCTGGTGAAATGGGTGTAACTACACTTAGTTCTACAGGTATGGAAGCTGCCCGCAAACTAATTAAAAAGTATACGAGTGACCTGGTCAACATGGATCAGGCTAAAGCAGAAACATACCTCGCAACTTCACTGTCTGGACAAGTATCTGACACTGCACAAGGTATCCGCCTGACTGATGGCACACCTGCTATTGACAACGCATCAGAACAACTCATCGATCGTCTTGAGTATTTGATGGCTATGCGTGGACGGGCTACATATGTACGTGGACGGGCACTAAACCTGACTAACATGTGGAACCGCCTTAAGATGGAAGGCAGTGTTCAATCCAAAGCTAATCAGCAAGCGTATGCATCACGTATCGACCGGATTATGAAAGAAGAATCCAACGATACACTCCGTGCTATCGACAAGATTCGCATGGATGCAAAGATGACTACAGACGTGTTACGTGAAGTCAAAGAAAAAAATCCTGAGTATTTTAATGCTTTGTTGATGGCCTATGAGTTTACCGATGGAAAGGTAAACACTATGGCGTCACTAAACAAGTTCCTCAAAGAATCTACAGGCACTATCCGTAAAGCACTTATTGATGGTGATGTTGGTACCCAGTCAGTAGTTTTGCAAGGTTTCTGGTCTAACGTCTACAACTCAACTCTCAGTGCATTTGCTACTCCAATTAAAGCTGGAATTAGTAACATGGCAGGTTTGGTTGAGAAGCCACTAGGTGCGATGATTGGTGGTCTTCGCTTTGGCGAGGGACAACAGATGCGTCGTGCTATTTACCAGTACGGTATGGATTTAGACGTGCTGCATGAATCACTCAAGTATATGGGTGAAGTATTTAAACGCAGTGCAACTGAACCTAATGTTGCTGACCTTGGTCGTGAAAATATCTTTGTCAAAAACCAAGATCAAATTGACATCTTGAAAAGGATTGCCGTAGCCAAAGAAGCTGAAGGTGACCTAGGACCGATGATTGCTGTAGAACGCATCCAAGAAATGAATGATTTGGCTAATCATCCTTGGCTTCGTTTTGGTAACCGTGCTATGCAAGCTCTTGACGGGTTTACTCAAACCATGATTGCTCATGCAGAAGCACGTGGCAGAGCATTTGACCTAGTTACTGATAATGGTAAAAGGACCTTTACTGAAGCAGCAGCTAAAGAACATTACGACCGTATCTACAAAGGTATGTTTGATGAAGATGGTCTTATCAATGATGATGTTGTTAAATTTACGTCTGGTGAAATTGCAATGTCTGTGGACAACGAAGCCACGAACGCAGTTTCTGGTTTAGTTGCTCGGTTCCCCATCATGAAGCCGTTTTTGCTGTTTACCAAAACACCTGTAAACGACCTTATTTTGGCTAAGTCTTACTCCCCACATAACTTGTTTATGATGGAGTACAACAACTTTAAACTTAAGCCACAAGACATGGCTAAGGAAGACATTGATAATGTCCTTAAGTCACGTGGTTTAAAGGACGGTGACTTGTCTAAAATGAGCTATGAGCAAAAGTTCCAAAAGTATGGAGAGATTCGTGCTGACCTTTATGGTCGTACTGCTCTTGGTACTTTGATGGTCAGTTCTGCTGTTGGCTTGTTTATGACTGACAGAATCACTGGCAATGGTCTTGCTGACAAACAAAAGCAAGCATTGCGTCGTGAGACTGGCTGGAAACCGCGTTCTATTAGGTTGCCTGGTGGTAACTGGGTAAGTTACGACAACCTTGGCCCTATCAGCAATTGGTTTGCTGCGGTTGCTGACGTGGCAGACAACATGGATTCACTTACACCTAATGACATCAGTGAACAATTCCGTAAACTTGGATTTATTCTTGCAGCATCAGTAACTGACAAGTCATTTATGGCTGGTTTAGAACCATTCTTAGACGTTGCACGTGGTGATGTCGGTGCTATTAATCGTTGGGCTGGCAGTTTCTTGGTTGCTGCTAACGCACCAATGTCTAGTCAAATGGCCGAGATTTCACGTCTTATGGACCCTGGTCTGAAGGAAGTACAGTCAACTACCTTTGACATGGCACGCAACCGCCTGCCGTTTCTCAAAAGCCAGATGCCACAAAAATATGACTGGATTGACGGTGACCGAATTGGATACCCAGACAAAGCTGGCAACATGTTTGAAGGTTTCATGACACGTGTCTGGAACAATTACATGCCTTGGAAAGTTAGCGGAAAAATTTCTGAAGAAAAAGAATTCTTGCAAATGGTTGAGTTTGACGCACGCCCAAGCCTTCGTACTAATGGCCGCGGCGTTGAATATACACCTGAACAACGGTCTGAAATTACCAACATTATGGGTCGTGAAAAATTCTTTTTAGAAGGTATTAAGCGTGTAATGCGTACTTCTGACGCAAAACAGTTTAGAAAAAATTACATGAGAGCTGTAAGACAAGGGTTACCTGTTGACCTAAGTAATTTTGAAGGTATCCACAAAAAACTGCGTTTTGAATTACGTAACGCTATGAATGCTGCTGCTGCCTTGTCATCTGAACGTGATGCAATTTCTAAAAAACAGTTTATCAACGAAACCGTTTCTATTTATTTGCAAAGAGGTCAGCAAGATGCAGCACGTGAATTTCTGGATCGGATGGAAGCGTTCTCTTATTGAACACAAACACTAAAGCGTAATGGCTAACACTTTTATCGAATACACAGGGAATGGTTCTACAACGAACTATTCATTTACATTTGAATATTTGAAACAAGCTGATGTCAAGGTAACACTTGACACAGTTGCTACAACTGCATTTACATTTGCTAACGCTACAACGCTGGCATTCACCACAGCACCTGCTAATGGTGTCGCTATTCGTATCTTTCGTGATACTATTATCGATACTCTTAGCTCTACTTTCTTCCCTGGCTCCGCCATTAAAGCTGAGGATCTAAACCAAAACTTCACTCAAAACTTATACGTTACACAAGAGTCTGATGCTGAAGCCGCAGCAGCTACCACTATAGCTAACGGTGCAGTAACCACAGCTAACTCTGCTGTAACGACTGCTAACGGAGCAGTGACTACCGCTAACTCAGCCAATACTAAATCTGATGCTGCGGTTGCTACTGCAAACACTGCTGATACTAACGCTAGTGCTGCTGTAGCTACTGCTAATACAGCATCTACTAACGCTACGGCTGCTGTTAACACGGCTAACACTGCTGAAACTAACGCTACAGCTGCAGTCAACACAGCAAACACTGCCTCTACTAATGCAACTACTGCTGTAAATACTGCTAACTCAGCAGCTACAGATGCTGCTACAGCAATTACAACTGCTAACTCTGCAACCACAACTGCTAATACGG